AGTTTTTGATGTAGCGCCTTTGTTATTGTATTTTTTAATACCTAAATCAACCGCTTTTAATTTTCTTTTAACAGATGGAGTGTATCTATGTTTATTACACGCCATTAACGCTAAACCAGAACTAATAGATGCATCATGTGTTGTTCTATTATTTATATTAAATTTAGCCCAGTCTTCTAATGTTCTTTGAAAATACATATCTCCATAACCTGTTTCTTTTAAACCTACAAAATGTTCTATATAGGTTTCAATTGCTGCAGCATGAGCTTGTTTTATATCTTCACTAGAATTAGGTATACCACCTATTTCTTTTTCTGTAACTGACAATTTGTTTCTTTTTTTATCAGGTCTGTTCATTGCAAAACCTCTATATCCTCGCTTTTTAAAATAATACAATAATCTAGGTTTATTATTTTCCGCAAGTATCGGCATACCATAAAAAACACAAGCCATTAAAACATCTTCAAAAAATATTTCAGCTGTTTGAGGTCTAGCTATATATTCTAAGAAAAAATGGTTTGGTGGATGATTTTCCATGCTAAACTTAGTTAATCCATGTAAAGAACCATTTGAACCTCTTTTATCTACAGTTCCTGATATATCATATGGATCACAACCAAAAGCTCCTATATGTTCATTACCAGGATAATTTATACCATTTTTATTATATCTTCTATTTTGTATAGAATACTCAGGTATCCATGTAACAAAAAATCTACCATTTTTGTTTGGCATAAATATAACTCTTGTATCTTGCTCTCCATTTTCCCATTGAAAATTACCTTGAGTTACATTTATACTATTTTTTACATCTTCATTAAAATCTATTTGTTCATATATTTTTGTCAAATTAAATAATGACTCTTTAGATTCATCTCTAAACGCATGTTTTGTTGTACGAGGAAATTGTCTATAAAATTCATTTAACCCGTCTTGATCATCTTTTAAACCCTCTACTTCATTATTCCAATATTCTATAACACCTTGTTTTATTAAAGAACCTTGGGTATCTTTAACCGGTTTTTTTGGTGTATCGAATACAGGTAGTCCATAAGAATCAATGTATCCCTCGTAGTTCCATTCCATAGGTATGAACAAGCTATATAATCCTGAGCGAGTCTGTCCATTGCTGTTTCTCTGTGTAACATCTGAGTCATCATATAATTTTTTAAAGTTTCTACCACCTTTATCTAATGAGTTGCTTGTTGAACCCATCATACATTTACCAATTATTTTACTACCTAATCTTAATGTCGTTTTTGTGACCCTCCAGTTGTTGAGGATGTTGTTTGGCTTTTCCCATTTACCCGATTCGTCGTGAACGAGTAGTTTGAGTTTCTCCCCATCGTAGGAGTTATCACCGGTGTTTTTCCAGTCGATGGTGGTGTCAAGGCCTTGTAACTCTTCTTGTAAGGTTTCATCAGCGGAGGCGGTGAGTTTACGACGGGTATATTTGGTTGCGGGGACACGGTAGGCAAGCTCGGTCTTTGGGCGGTCCATTCCGTCCTGGGTCGGTTTGAAAAAGAAGGGGTAATTAACCGATATGGGTACCACTTTATCTGTGAACATTTTCTTGGCATCAGGTCCAGACTTGGATAATATACCATACCTAGAGTCACTTGATATGGTTGCCAAGTTAACCACCTCTCCTGAAGCCATAAATGAGAACCCAGAACGTCTGTTCTTAAGGTAACACATCCCATAGGATCGTGGATCTGCCTTACAAGCTTCCCAGAAAATAAAGAATAATCTATTTGATTCCCGAAAGTCTGGTGCCCCGACATCAATTTTAGACCACTGCAAGTACATGTAATGAGTGCCAGTAAGGTAAGTAGGAATATTTTGGTTATAAAACCAAAAACCTTCTTCCCTAAGGGTAAATTCATTATCAATGTAATCATACCATCTTTCTTTAAAATCTTCTGGATATTTTTTAAAATCAAAAACACTTTTTATTTTACTTAATACTTTAGGATATGTAAATTTACTCCAAGTGTTTTCTTTAAATTTATATATATTTTTTTGTTGAGGTAAAGCTATTTTAAGGTTTTGTATTTCATATACATCTCCTATTGTACCATCTTTACTAATAACAACTATGTCATGTTGTTCATTATAACCATACTCCCATTTTTTATTTTTATTATATTTTTTAAGAGTACTAGGAGTTATATAATCTTTTAATATTGTATATAATTCTTGTTTATACATTATTTAGACCTCCCTTCTGCAAAACCTTTAAAACTTATTTTCTTTTTTTCTTCAACTTTAGGTTTATTTTCTAACATGTTTTTTTCTTCTTCAATACGGTTAAGTATTTCAAACGCGTCAAATATTGCTAATTTTTTTGTAGCTGCAGCATTTTTAAGTCTATCTGCGGAAATATCTGGACCATAATCTATTATAGGTTCTTTAGCAACTTTGATTAATTCTTTTACTGCTACTTGCCCAGCTTGGATTATATTCTTCTTCGTTTCCTTTGTGCTCATATTTAATTACAATATCATTTGATTCCATGCAATATAAACGTTTTCCATCAATTAAAAACTGCCAATTTCTATTAGGTTTAAAACCTACTAAATCTCCTTCGTTTATATTAAGATTATTTAAATTACTATTACCGTATTTTAATATACCTTTTAGTTTTTGTTCTTTATTTATTGTTAAATTGTTTTTATCTTTTATAGGCTGTATAAAACATCGATTAGCAAATGTATGCCAACCATTTTTGTTTTTATATAAATATATTTGATCTAAACTAACAAAATAAAGATTATTTTTAAACCAAGATCTACTAACTTTCTTTTTACCTTGCATGTTATAAAAAGTTCTAAATACATTTTGATGTATTACTATAGTATCACCTTTTTTTATTTTTGTTTTAAAAGCTAAAGGTATTTCAATTACTTTAGCTAATCTATTTACAAAAGTCCATGATTCAATTTTAGTATTAACAACTAATTTTTTATCACCAACTTGTATTTCATTATTGTATTTATCACCTAAAGGTTCTACAATAAAATCATATAAGCTTTTCATTAATACTCTAAATCGTACTCGATTGATATAGCCATGTTAGAATTAAACTTCTTCCACGGCAATACTTCATCGTTTTTCTTTATAAAAATATTATAAGAACTATCCGAAGGTTCTAATAAAATATGCGATATTTCATGACCACCATATACTTGTTGACCAATTGAATAATGCATTGCATCATTTTTATAGTCAGAACCAATACTTATCTTTCTAATATTATTCACTGCTTTCTTCAATAGGTGTTATTTCACCTGTTTGTAAATTAATATTAACAGAACCGTACTCTTCTTCTAATTCTTTTTTAGTTTGCTCTATATCACCGCTAATAATTTTTACTTCACTAGCAATGTTATGTTTTTGTATTTCTAGCACGCCTATATTATTTAATAAACGAGATAATTTTTGTTGTTGATCAGTTATTTTTTTTAACTGATCATCAGTTATTTTTTTCATTTTATTTAAATTTAATTTAATTACTTAAGTGTATAATTACACGCTTTTATAATAATTTAACTTTCTGGTTCAATAGCTACTAAACCATACGCGTCTAAATTAACTGTACCAGTAGAAAAAACTCTTTGTATTCTCATTTTTTCTAATGATAAATCAGAAGTATCATTAGGTTTTATAAATACCGGGTCTTCTTGACCTGCAGGTATACAGTTAATAACAGTACTTGTAGCAAAAGGACCAACTAAACCATATCCAGGATTACCTTGTAAGTTATTAGCTAGTGCTCCATTACTTCTATATATTTTAAAATTATATGGAGCTGTTATGCCTCCAACAGGTGGATCTAATGTTAAAACATTATCACTTACAACGTCTGTTACCTGTGTTATAAATGCTGGACGATTTGTTGCGTTGTCATCAACATATACTACGTCTCCTACTGCTACTTTACCACTATAACCTGTTTGAGCAGGATTAAAAGTACCTAAATATTTAGCAGTTACTGGTCCAGTTAATGTTGCGCCACTAGTACTACTCGCGCCACTCTGATAAGATCCAGGTTGTGGAATATTTATCGTATCACTTACTAATACGGGAATTGCTTTATTAAATGCTGTCATTTTATTTTTTATTTTTTATTGTTTGGAATTTTTCAGCTCCACGAGAACCAAAGTAAGCTACATATACTGTAACTAATAGTGTTTGCAATAAATCAACCCATCCAGTTGATACAGTGAAGCTCCACTCAAAACTATCTAATAATATTAATAACACCATAGATATGGTTAAAAATATTAAAGACATTGGACGTGTATTTTTACTAAGCCAACTATCTGACTTCATATCACTAGTCCAGCGTTTAGATACTTCTTGCATTTCTATTATGTCTAGTTCTAAAAGCTTCATTGCTTTTTCTTTATCTTCAGCCGGTAATGATTCTTCTTTTGATATAAGATTTTTAACTACGCCTAAAACACCGTTATCTGGTAATATATCACCAACTGTACCTAAAATTCCTGGTGCAGATTTTGCAAGAAACTGACCGACTTTAGTTTCTGAAAATTTCTTTTTACTCATGCTTTTTTATACGCTTCTGCTTCCCAAGGAAGATTTTTAGCGCCCTCTTTCATTTTACTTCTTGGGTAGATTTTACCCTTCCAATATACATTTTCATTATCATAATTTAAATCACCTCTTTTCATTTGATTTATATGAACCATTTCGTGATCAATAACATCTTGTGTTCTTGATGGATCAACATCTTTGTTTATGATAATAGTTAAATTATTATTAGCTTTACCCATTACGCCTTCTTCCATATCAACATGATATACTGGAGTATTGTCAATTTTATATGGAGGGTTTGTTAATTTAAAAGCCATAATTATTTTTTATAAGGAAATATTTTATTTAACGCGTCTCTGCGTTTACCGCATCCGCAGCCACCGGGTATACTATCAGCTAATTTTTTAATCCCGGTAGCTTTGGTGAAGTTTTCAATTGTGTCTCCTAATCCTTTAGGTTTAATCATTTTTACATAAATCTACTAACTACAGCAGCAGTTGCTTTAGCTTCTCCAGAAGGAATTATTACAGTAGATAAAACACCACCTGGATTAGCTGTTACTGCTTTTTGAATACTTTTAGCCCAAGCAGGCGCAGATCCAGTTACTATAAAAGTGTAATACATTCCACCTTCATCAAAAATAGTTACTTCATTAGCCTCATTACTACCATTTTCATCTCCTTGACCTACAGCAGAAACGTCTCCTATTAATAAATCTGTATCGCTATTAGTTATATTTATGTTTTCTTTTTTAATTTTTATATATTTTTTCATTTTTTTATCTTAAATATTACTTGTTATAATTGTTTTGTTGGTGCATAGTTAGTTATTTTAACTGTAGAGGTGGGTATAACTGTAGCAACCATACCACCTGGGTTAGCCGTTAAAGTTTTTTGTATATCTTTCGCCCAATCAGCAGCTGCTGCAGTTGCTGTAAGTTGGTATTGATCCATACCTACGTTTAATACAACAGTGTTAGCGCCGACTAAACTTGAATTTGTTCCAGCCCAACACGCAGTAATATTTCCTATTAATAAATCTGAATCTGATCCAGCTATATTAATATTTTCTTTTTTTATTCTAATGTAATTTGCCATAATTTGTTGTTGTTTTGAATGTTAATGTTAATGTTAATATTTGGCAGAGTTTTATACAGCTCTCTTATTGTTTTATTTATTATTAATTATTGTTTTAAACTATTTGTGAATACTCAGCAGAATCCCAAAGATTAAATTTTCCTTGTAATTCTACTATACCAACACCAGGTTTAGCAAATAAACACTTTTTTAATTGATCTTGTATGTTTTGAGCCTCTTCAAGAGTAACAGGATCATTTCCATCTTTATCTTTTAAACCTATGGAGTATCCATCCGAACCCAATCCATTGTTTGTTGCTATCTTGAGAAAGTCAAATCCAGTACCTGGATCAATAGCTGTCATCATAATGTAATCAATTGATAAATAAAAAGGGGGATTAGTGTCGAATCCTTTAATTTTTAATAAGTTTTTCATTTTTTTTTTTTTAAATTTTAAACTAAATATTGCCCTGTGGCAAATGAAGTAATAGCAATTCCTTCTGCAATAATTAATTCAAAGTTACCTCCTGGGCTTGCTGCTATTTGGTTAAATATCGCTTCATATAATAACTTGGGGCCATTTGTTCCTGTTACAGTAAAAAGCAATGCTGTTCCTCCAGTTCCAAAAGGATTTTGTAATAAAAGTTTAAGCCCACTTGGCGGAAGAAGCTCCGCTAAACCTACAATATCATCAATTGATAAAAGGTATTCGCCAGCGCTATTAAAAATTTGAGCACCACCACCAACTGATTTAAATGTTAAATATTTTCTCATTTTTTTATTTATTATTTATTATTTTTCGAAATCTTTTTTACCAGGTTTAGTTTTAGATTTATCACCTTTATTTCCACCTAGTACAACATCATCATATTCATGAAAAGGGGTATGCATTTTTGGTGCAGCGCCCGCGTCTTCCATTAAGTTTTTATGATTTGGTGTATGCATACCTGGTCCATCTCCATAGTTCATTTCAGGTACAGCTTCAATAGCTGCTCTCAAATTTGCGTTTAAATTCTTTTGATCACCAACTAATTCTTTTTCAGCTGGTGAATCATGTCCTTCTTTTAATGGTGACATACTTGATTTAAAATGCTTTGCAATCCATGGTCTTCCACCGCTAGCGTCTTTTGCAACTGGGTTGTCATGTAGCAAATCATACTTTTCTTGTTTTGCGGATTCCATTTTAGGTCCGTCTTGATTTCCGTAAGGCATAATTTTAATTTTTAATTGTTATTTATCTCCCATGCAGTGCTTTTGCGGTGCTGCATTTCTTTTTAATTTTCTTTCTTTTCTTTTTTGTTTTCTTTGGAATTTTTTATATTCCTTAGTTTCTCTATAGTTAGGATCTTCATAATCAAAATCTCCTTGCTCTTGACGAGCTGGTGAGTTCATATTAACACCTCCATGAGATTTCATTCCGTGTATAGTTTTTTTATGAGCTTCCCAATACTTATCACTCATATCGTGATCGTTTCTACCACCTCTATTTTTAGCTGGTGAACCATGATGTTCTTTGTCGTACTTCATATCACCTGCTAATTTAGATATATGTTTTTCATCAGCAGTCATTTTTTCATCACTGTGACCGTGTTTATTATCATAATCAATATCTCTTTTTAGATAATCAATATGAGCTGCGTCATCTTTTACAGCATCATCATAATTTTTACTTGTAACTTTTGTGTGGGCGTGGTCTCTTGACCATTTAGCGTTACCAGTGTAATCGCCCCAGTGTCCTTTGTGTCCCATATTTTTTAAATTTTGAAATATTTTTTACCTTCTGCTGCTCTTTCACTAGCAGATTTTTTTAAAGTTCCATCAGGATTAAACATACTTTCTGTTTTAATAAATTCCGAATCAGATAAAGCGTCTGTAAAAATACCGCCTTCTTTTTTATCTTCTTCTTCTTTTTTCTTTTTATTAGCGTCTATATCTGCCACAGCTTGCCCGATTTTAGCAAACATATCTGCGTACATCTGTCCTGTTGGTACATAATAAGCACCTGCTACATCACCGCCGCCTTCATAACCACCTGCTTCAAGTGGTGACATTTTTGTTGGTGGTTTTTTATTAGGTTCAACTTTGTTTCCTTTTTTATCTACAATTATCATTACAGAATTAGCGTCTGTATTAGAACTTATAGCGTGATGCTCTTTATCAGATATTCCTGTTCTTTCAGCGTCTGATATTTTAGGCTTTGCTGGCTTTTCAACATTTTTAAAAGG